TGGATGTTCAATCATCCCTGTCAAATAAACACGAGCCATTTCTTCTGGTAAAGCACGGATTAGATAGCGTGGTCGCATCAAAATGTTGCTTTTCCAAATTCTGGATTGAATAAAATCAATTACATCCCCAGAAACATCAACTGTTTTCATAAGCGGGTCTACAAGAGTTGGTTCAACTTGTGTGATTACTTCTTCCACTTTCCCACCTGGGCGGGGAACAAGTTCTGTATCAATAACCCTGCGACGGGACTTTTCTAATTTTTTCCTTATCGAACCTGCCCTATCCATCAGGAATTTTAAATCCTCTGGGTCAATAAGAATAGGATTCATTTTCAACATTTGGTAAATGTATAGAGGACCATACCCCTCATTACCGCCAGCACCAAGAAGCCAAGGTAGTGGGACGGATGCCCCCATTTCGTTTTGTACAAATTCTGCTAACTGTGCATCGAAATCTTTACGCCAGGACGTAATGCGTACAAGTTCTTCTTCAGTAAAATTAAAATCTTTGAACGCTTCTCTAATGACAGTATCTTCAAATTTGTTTAACCATTCAAAAACAGTTTCATTATCTTGTGAATCAAATGCTTTGAAAAGATCGTCAATCAATCTATTGCGAATATCTATTGGGATTTCCAGACTACCCATAACATTGTCTGCATTGTTGACAGCCTTTAATGGGTTATTCATTGGAAAGTCTGTTGTTTCTGGAAGAAGTTCACCAAAGGGACGGTATTTACGGGCGTTGGATTTGATTACGACACCAGCGCGTGTAGTTATTGGACGAGGATCAAGACCAGGCAGGATGCGAACATTTGCCATTGGGTCGCCTGAACGTACAGCATCATCAAAAATTGCTACTACTTCGTCGTATGTTTGTGCTGCCGCAAGTTTTACTGCCGTGCTTGGAGGTATTTGCCCATCGGAAGCGCGCCAAATTTGTGCTGCTGTACCAGAATTATCCCCAACAAAACTATCAATAAACTTTGAACCTTTGGGGGTTAGTTTGTAGGCATCCCAGTTTGTAGCAGAAAATACTTCTCCAGTTGGGGTGGTGATAACGCCTATTTCATCTAAAGCAAATTTTCCTTGTGCTGCTGCTTCTTCAAGTATTTTTCTTGCTTTAGGAGAAAGTGTTGTCGTTACTTTGGCTTTTACTCCAGCCCTTGCACCTGCCGCTAAAGGTATATCTAATTTCCCTCCAAGGTTGAGAACCGTCCCAGCAGGAATAAAATTTAATAGGTCTCCAGCCATTGTGTACGTTGCGTCAATACCCCCACTAAAAATTGAATGAAGTGTTGACCCTGGTTCAATAACCCCAGTATCAACAATGGGTGACGTGAACGCTCTTCCGAGAGTATAACTTTGACCATGAATACGAGGGTATGTTTCTGCTCTCCTACGTGATACCTCTATCTCATTTGCACCAGCGGGGAAAAGACCTTGACCTTGTTCTACTGGTCTACCTGTTACAAGGTCTGATACTTGTTCACCTAATGTTGTGTTTCTAACAATTCCAAACATTTGATCTATGGTTGACGCTTCTGCTTTTTCAAATTTGTTTGGTTGTTTAAATTGTTTAAATACAGCCGCCCTCATAATTGGGTTGTTGTAAGCGAACGCTGCCCAGTTTTTCATTGCTTCGATAGGGAAGTTGGCAATAGAAATACCAGTTCTTGAAAGTTTTTTTATTTCTGTCCAAGCAGGATCGGTGACATTTTTACGTACCCATTTACCAGGACCAGTTTCAACAACTGGGTCAATGGTGTTGTCTTTGATGGTTTCTAATAAATCTTGGGCGTTGTCCCACCAGTCTTTAGGATTCCAAGACATTATTTTTTGCCTCTTTCAGCATTGTTCACAATTGCTTTCAGGATTCGTTCTGATCTGGTGCGGTCTGCTGGAGATAAACCATTTTCTCCCATTCGTTCCGCTGCCTGCACAGCAATGGGGTTTAGTAAATCTTGGTTTCCTGTCAAAACCATTGTTGCAATAATTTGTGGGTTAACCCAATGGTATTGCGATGCCATGTCAATTAATGTTGCGGCTGTTTCTTGTGTATACATTGTTTTGTATGTGTCTACACGTTCTTGATTTTGACGGTCCCATTCAAGTATTTCTTCAAAATCGTATGTCAATTCTGGCTGGATGTAGCCCATTATGACTGTTCCAATTCTGCCAAGAAAGCAAGCAGTACGGGAGATGGGTACATTGATGCAACTGCTCGTACTCTTTGAACTAAATCAACTTTTGACCATTGTTCTGGGATGCCTGGGTTCCCACCAAAAACTTCTGGGCCTGGACCTGGACCTACAATAGAACCAAATGTTGCTTCTTCTTCTGGGCGTTCTGTTTGCCTAAGGAAATCGCCTAATGATCCTGGTGTTGGTGGTGCAGATACTTGTGGCGAACCCATGTCTGTTGGTGAAGAACCCATAGGAACTGCTTGTTGCGCGCGCATCTGTGCTGCACCTTCACCGTAGGTTTGTCCTGGTACGACCTGTTTCGCTACTTTTTGTGCGGGGTTTCTTAAGTCAGAACGGTTTGGGTATTGCTCAGCCATTTAGATCATCCCTCCCATTGGTGGCATACCACCGCCACCTAGTTGTCCAAGTAATGATTCTAGTGATGGTGGGCCAGCAGGTCCAGCCATCGCAGGTTGTTCCGCACCCATACCTGGTAATGCTAAACCTGGCATTGTTTCAGGCGCGCCAGCAGGAGCCACCGCTGCTTGTCGTTCTTGCGCGCGCATCTGTGCTGACTGGATTGCTTCAGGCAACGACATCTTGTTAGACACAACTTGTTCTGCGATGTACGCCAAATCGTCAGGCTGATACGGACCGTTAGGGTCTGCGGCTTGTGCCTGAATAGATGACAGCAACGCTGATTCAATTCCTTCAGCAACAATACGGTCACGTTCCAACTCTGGGTCTGTGATAAGAGGGTCGGCTTCGCGGGCTGATTCTTTCGAGATAAGACCAGTACCAAGGCGTTGACCCAACCCGATGATGAGACTGTTTACGTCTGATCCTGATGCTGAGTAGGCAACATAGTGGAAGTCTGTTTCCCACATTTTGTTTGGTGTGTAATCTTTGATTCCGCCTGCGCGTCCAGGAATAAAGAAAGATTTGGCTTCGCTACCCCAATAAGTTTTTTCTAGGGCGATAGCAATTTTATCTTCTTCTACAAGTGAGGCAGCAAAAATGTCTTGGGCTTCCTGCACACGAAAGTCAACTGTTGCTGACAGGATTGATTCACCTCTGCGTCCTGTACGAATGTTTGTTCCTGATTCTCCGCCGAACTCTGCAGGGATAGCACCCTCTAGACGTTCTTGGCGTTCAAGTCTGTCGATAGCGACATCTGTTTTGTAGCCTGGGTTTTGTTGCAACTGTTGAATGTCGCCACCTTTGACGACACCTAACTGTCCTGTTTTGCCGTCAGCGATCTGGATGATTTCTGGGTTTTCGCCTGGGCGGGCTACAAGGTATTCGTCTGGGAAGATGCCTCGTTCGATAGCGATTTCGGTGAGGGCTTGTAGTCTGGCGCGGGTGTAGTACATGCCGATCATGTTGTCGAACTGTCCTTGTGGGCGGTCCAACGTGATGCGTTGCGGCATGACAACAAGTGGCATCCCTGTACGGTTAGGCATACGGGACAGTTCCACTACAGGAACACCTGAGTACGACATGCCTGTGGTGGGGTCGCGGGATTCATCTGCTCCTAAAACGGCGACAACGATTTCTGATCCGCAAACGTATTCCAAAATGGTGAACATGGTGTCACGTTTTGGGGTTCCGACACGCAAAATACCGTCAACCATGTAACCATAGTTTTGTTGTAGCCAGCGGTAGGTGCGGTGGTAGGTGAAGATGACGTTTTCTGGTACAGGGAAGTCAAGGTCTGTGAGTGGGGATGCGAAGGTTTCGAGCGGGTTGCGGAGATGCCATTCAGAAAGCCGTTTATCGAAGTTGGGTTTGATGAATACGGGGGATGCGGAGTATCCGAGGAGGTATCTTGCGCGGCGGCGCATCTTTTGGGACAGTTTGTTTTGGTCCCACATGGCAAGCATGGCGCGTTTGCGGTCACGAGCCAGTTTCATTGACCGTTCGTTGCCTTCCCGTAGGGGTGGGAAGTAGGGGACGGGCATGGTGGATGCGACACGCATCGACATTTGATCGAGGCCCTGGTTTAACAGGTTTGCGATAGAAGATTTTTGGCTGCGATCCAACTCTGATAACGGTACAATGATGTCACCGTTTGATAGTTGACGGATTTCCCGCATTTTTTGAAGTAACGGTCCACGTTCTTCTAAGCGGTCTTTGTAGATCGCGGCGATTTCTTCTACTGTTATCATTCAGACCTCAGAATTTTTGACGCAGTAATGTGTGTAACATACCACATTAGCCGCGAAGCAACCATGAGGGTCGCCATTGACGCGGCGGAACCTTGATTGTGGTCAGGTTCGGCAGGTTTAGCAACGCCATCCATAGTGACATTACGATGTCGGTGTCTTTCTTTTTGTCTCTGTGCCAGGTTGTGAGTTCTTGGACTGCTGCAAGGGTTTTCCAGTTGTTTCGCATGGTCGGGAAACGTAACGCGCCTGTGCGGATCACGTTCGGGAGGAGGGTTTCCACTCCCATGTTTTCGTCCAGTTTGTTTTTGGAGGTGGTGTGCTGGATGATTTGGAGGTTTTCGCGTATCTGCCATTTTTTGATGAAGTCATGGGCGAGTAGGAAGCGTTGCGCTGCGTTGATTTCTACAATCCAGTGCGAGATCGGGTAGCCCATTTCGTGTGATCGGTCTTGCCATTCCTGCATCAGTCCTGAGTATTCACGGGTTTGGATGTCGTAGCCGAGTAGTTGTTCGGCGGTCATCTTTTTGCGTTCAATATCGACAACGTAGAACAGGTTGGATTCGGGTTGGTAGATCATCCATGTGACAGCCCAAAACATTGTCGGGGATGGGTCCACTGACGCTATCGAAATCCAGGGGTGGGAGAGGTTTGGTGGGGGAAATCCTGGGTATCTGTCGTTGTCTATGCAGCCAATGTATTCATGTCCGTCTAATCCTGTGCCGCCTGTGATCCATGTGCGGTCTATGAGTCTGCCGTCTAAATCTAAATCTTCTTGTTGGTAGACAACTTTGAAGGTGTCTGGTTTGTTTTGTTTAATGAACGACAGGTCTTTCCAGGGTATGCGTTTCGGGTCGAGGAGGGGGCCGTCTGGGTATGGGGATGCTTTGTAGGCGCGGGATGCGGGGCCTGTGTCTAGTTCTTCGTAATACGCTTTGTAGATGATGTGTTTATATTTTTTTTCTTTGGTGGGTTCAACAGATGCCACATCTTCAGGTGTAACAACATCGGAACCGTCGTAAGCCATTTCTTCATCGATGTCCCATGTTTCTTTTGATAGGCAGTGAGCGTAAATGTCGCCTGAACCGATCCTTTGTCCGACAACGCAGAGAAGGCCACCTGGGTCGCAGCGGGCTTCTGCCACGTTGTCCCAGCGTTCGAGGAGTTTGTCGCGGGATACTGAGTCACGGCTATTGTCGGGGGAGGCAACGTCGTCAAAGAGGCAGAGGTCTGCGCGGTGTCCAATGAACTCTGATTCGATACCGTAT